TAAAATAGTATTACTTGTAATAGATAATATTTTATAAATATTATTATCAATTTTTATATCATCACCGACAATAAATTCAGAAGTAAATATAGTACCACTTCCTGTTACTGTTGGTGAACCTGAACTAATTGAAACTGTTCCAGTAGCTACTGTAAAAGTATCTTTATTTATCTGAACATATGAAGTACCTGTAGTACTAAAATATAAATCATCTGATTGAGCTACTACTATTCCATTAGCATATCCTTTTATACCATGAATAATATCTGTTGATACACCAGAAGGAATAACTGCACTTGTAGTACCTAATTTTTGATAACCACTTATTCTTCTATAACCACCTGTTGTAGATGATTCAAAATTTTGTAATTTAGTTGCAGCTCCAGGTGTTCTAAATAAAGCATGAGAACTTGAAATTAAATCCAAGCCACCTTGTACTGTAATAGAAGCTCCTTGAGTTGGCATAGTTTATTCCTTAATATAAATATGTAAATCTTACATCTGACATATACTCTGGTTGAGGAGAGTTTAATTGGTCAGCCATATTTTGTAATCCTTTTTTATATTCATCTAAAGCTAATTGTGATTGAGCAATGTTATCTTTAAATTGATAAATATAATATCTAGCTCTTGCTAGTAAAACTGGTTTGTATTGTTCTGGAAATAATACTTTATCTGTATCATTAACTAATTCAGTAGGTCTGTTATATGCAAAGAAATAAATTCTATATACATCATCAGGTATTGGAGATAATCCAAATCTTCTTCCATCTGAACTTCTTAATACTCTTAATGGTGTTGAATAACTTTGTGAGTTAGCTTTATTAGTTTCTTCTCCTTGAGCATAGTTAGCTCTCCAAGCTGATAAAGTTGTAAATGCTAATTTATTAATTGTATGAGGAGATGATTTACCTGATACACCTTCGGTAGTTAAAGTAAAATCATCCCAATTAACTGAATCATAATCTGTATCTACATCAGTTGAACCAGCTTTTAAAAGATACCATCTTTGTCCAGCTACTGTTTCAATAAATGTATTACCATAATAATCATTTTGAGGTGCTGCAGTTTTTAACCAAGACCATTCATCTACTGCATCAACTATATCAAAGTAAGCTCTGTTTACACAATTAGATACAAATTTCTGTATACCTAATGCTCCTGATACTGTTGTTACTTCTGGTTCATTTATTTCAACCAGTAATTCATTTGTCATTGATAAATAAGTTTTAGCCATATGTTAACAGTTCCATGCTCTTAGTGATTTATTAATTCTTGAATTAGGGTCTCGTGCAGTTTTTGCAGATGTAAGTTTCTTCTTCATTCCTTTCATCCTTGCACAAAAACTCTTTCTTCTTTTATTGCCTACAACTTTACTTGGTGCTTTTAAGTTTTTTTTCTTACCAGTCTTAGTTTTACCTTTATTGTAAGAAGCTCTACCTTTAGCATTAAGTCCTCCTTTAGGATTCTTACCCTCTTTACGAGTCCAAGCAGGTGAAGACATTATACCCATTATTATTTTTTCTTAGTCTTGTCTTTTTTAATTACTATAGTCATTACTCCACCATGACCTTTTTTATTTCTGTGTACTTTACCACCATGTTTGTATTTACCTTTGTTTACTACTTTTCCACCAGGCATTGCTTTTTTCATTGGCATATTGTTTCTCCTATAAAATATATGCGATTATAATTATAATAGCTACAATAAGAACTTCTTTTTTATGATGTTCCTTGTAGTGATTAATTTTGTTTGTCCAATATTTATTTAACATAATTCTTCTCCTAATAAGAGGATGGGGATATTACTACCCCCACCCAATAGTGTATTAAAAATTAATCTATTGTGTAGATAATTTTACCAGCTACTTCTGGTCTTAATACTTTTCTTCCCCATACCATTAAACCTCTAACGATATCTGAGAAAGTACTTGTGTCTCTAACAGTTTCCACTTTGTTCATGCTTGACGCAGCAGCAGTTGAACTCATGTGACCGAATAGAGCTTCAGGTGCAGTTGCTGAACCAGCAGGTGTAGCACCAGATAAGTCATTAGTTGGTAGGTTGTTTGATTTGTACATTGAAAAACCTCTAAGTAATCCAGATGCTACTAAACCATTTCTGATTGAACCTTGACCAGCATTAAAGTCTACTGATAAAAGTTTAGATGCAGAGTTAGAAAGTTGATTGTACCATTCAGGTGCAGCAACAAACCATCTTCCATCTTCAGGTGCATTAGCTTCATCTAATTCTTTAGCAGCTAATGACATTTGGTTTAAAGGGTCAACTTCACCACTTCCAAATCCAATATCAATTGGAGTTGAAGTAGTTCCCATTCCTGTAGTTGCAGTTGCTCCTGCAGAAATAGCTGCTAGAATATTGCTATCCATAGCATCTCTTAAAGCATAAGCAGCATTGTCTGCAGCTATAGCTTGGAAGTTGACATGAGAGAATCTCTTCTCTAAGTCATCAATCTTAAATGAAAAAGATTTAGCTTGGTCTACAGTTAGAACAAGTTCTTGGTCAGTTAAGGCAGTTGATGTTACAGCCAGACCTCTTGTGTAGTCTGCTACTGCGATTTGAGGCTCTTTGATAATGTTAACAGTATCACCGAAAGATGAGATTTCTCCCATGTAGTCTGTGTTACATACTGCTTCTGCTACTGCAGCTTTTCTTAGAGCTATTTGTACTTTCTTTGAATAGATTTCAGGAATGAAAAAACCATTAGTTTGACCTGAAACACCTAATCCAAAGTTATATGTTGAACCACCAGCGAATTTAGCCATTGTAGTTACTCCTTTGTTAGTTGTTGATAAAAATGAAAATAGAATTAATCTATAATTCTACCTTCTCTTTGAGCTTTTAAAATATCTTTTTCATATTTCATAAACTCTTCGTCTGATAATTTTTTAATATCAGACCTTTTGAAGAAAGGTTCTTTAGATTCAGGTACTTGAGTTTGTTCGTTAGTTTTAACCAACAAGTCTGCACCTTCATTCTTCGGTTGTCTCTTCGTAGTTTTTTTATCAAGTCCAAGTCCTCGGTCCTTCTTATACAAGTCAATTGCTCGTGCAGCTAATGCTCCATTAGAGTTGTTTTCATATATCCAGTTTTTAATTTCCATTGGCTGAGTATCTGCCCAGTTATGAAAATCATCAGACTCTTTTATTTCTTCAAAGTCAGGATGATATTTTGAAAGTTCAAGTGCAGCTTCCTTTTGTTGTAAAGTAGTATTTGCTTTCTTTAAACTTTCTAACTCTTCTTGTAAAGTCTTAACTTCATTTTGCGATTGTAAGTGAGATACAGTTTCCACAACTCCATAAATGTCAGGATAATCGTTTTTAAAAGCTTCAAGCTCTTCTTTCGATTTTGGTGGTTGGTACTTAGGTCGGTTCTCTTGAAGTTGAACTTTAAGGTCACTTTCTTTACTGTTCCATTCACCTAACTTCCTATCATAATATCGTTTTAGGTCGTCATATCTTTTCTTATAATCAACTTTTGTATAAGGGTTAGATTCTACATTTAATGCAGACTCTTGAACCTTATCCATTGTTGCATCAGTATTCTCAGCATTATCATCTGGGTTGCCATTGGCAGTAGCAGTTGATAAACCTTGAGTACTTTCAGGGTTTGGCACAAACAAACCTTCATCAGCAGAAGTTCTATCTCCTGGCATTTTATCTTCTGTATGCCAAGATTTTTTTCTGTTGTAAGGGTTTGCTTCGGCTTCTTGTCTTCCTTCTTCGTTTTTAGTATTCATCGTGTCCTCCTTTAGGGCTTCTTAACTGAAGGTAGCTAAGGCAGGTGTTTTTGTTTAAAACGAAACTACAAGGGCTTATAATAAAAAATATTATAAGGTAGCTTGTCTATTCATAGAGTTACCTTTCTCTATAAATTCTTTTATACTATCTCTTGCTCTTCTGCTTGAGATTCAATTCCAGCATCGTAATCTGCTTCTGCTTGTTTCATCATCTTTCTTAATTTGTCTACACCAATATTCTTAACTGCCTTGGCTGTAAATACAAATTCACCATCTGATAAAAGTGCTGGGATAGAGTCTGAAGTTCCTGTTCCTGGTCCTTCTACTTCTCCATCTTCTGTAAATTCTGTTGCAACTAGTTTAGGAATAATTCCTTCTAGCTCTGGATGCATTTCTACTGCATCATCTAAAACTTTTTCTTCTTCTTCTGATAAAGCTGAAGTATCAATTATAGCATCCATGTCACCATAATCTTCTTCATCTTCCATATCTTCATCCATAAGCATTTCATCTTCCATACCCATAGGTTGTAATAAAGATTCTTCTTCTGTTTCTAATTCTTCCATAGGAGGCATATCTTCATCAGGCATATCTTCATCTAACATTTCATCTTCAACTTCTCCACCTTCAGCATATGCTTGATAGTCTGGTCTTTGTGTTGAATACTTTTCAGTAACTACTCCACCAATAGCCATTTCTACTTTTCTATCTTTTGCTATGTAAGATTCTAATTCTTGTTCTTGTTTATCTGTTAATGGTAAACCTGAATCTTTC